CTTGGCGGGCGAGCAGGCACGCGGCGGCGCGAGCGGCCTTGGTTGCCTTCGACTTCACCCGCCAGTGCACGCGGGCGTTCGGGTGGAGCTGGCGCGAGGGCCACGGGAGGATCAGGTCGCGCATCACGCCGGCCTCCGCAGATCGCAGGCGTCAGCGGGCACCAGGCGCTGTAGCTCACCGCGGCACCGGCCCAGCATGCCCTCGGCGTGCCCGATGGAGCGCAGGGCCTCGGCGATGCGGGCGGCGGGGTCGCCCTTCAGCCGCTCGTCAAGCTCGCGGCGGATGCACCACACGCTGGCGCCTTCCTCGAGCCCAAGGGCGCGGGCGGCCTCGGCCAGCATCTGCTCCAACTCCTGGCGCTCCTTGGCAATCTGCGCCCGCTGATGGTCCACACGGTCCTGGCGCTCCCGGCGCGCCTCCTCGGCCTGCGCCTGCAGGGCGCGCACGGCGTTGTCGCGGTCGGCCACGATGGCCGCCAGCTCGGCGCCGAACCGCTCGCGGACGCGCCGCTGGTGGCACCACTCGGTGGTGGTGCGCGGGCTGCATTTCTCGGCCTGCCGCACGTCACGCTCGCGGGCGCACCCGTCAATGACCAGCTTCAGCCAGGCATGCACCGGCAGGTCCGGGGTGGGCTGCAGGGTCGGCTTGCGCTGGTAGCGCCAGACACCATCCGGCGAACGGGTGATGAGCCCGCAGCCCTTGGGCACCTCCTCTTTGCTCACCAGGCCGGCGGGCGTGGCAAAGGTGATGGAACCGGNGAACGCCGCATAGCGCAGGTACTTGCCGCTGGTCACGTCGGCCAGGAAGTCCGACCGGCTCACCTTCACCTCAAACACCCGTGCGCGGAGGGCTGTGTAGGTCTTTTCGATGGCGTACACGTCCGGGCGGGCGCTGCCGGCAGGCCCGAGCTGCATGTCGGTCCACACCACCATGGGCGTGCTGTAGCCACGCAGGTGGGCGGCTAGATCCTCGGCGAGCTGGTCATGGGTCATCACGCCCCACCTCCCGCCAGCACCACCCCGGCCCACAGCACCAGCGCCGCCGACAGCGCGCAGAGCCCGAATCCCAGCCACCGCCAACTGCCCGGCAAAACGCGCGCGCGCGATGCGTCCGGAGCGTTACGCCGCATGCTCAGCCTCCCCCGTTCCGCCCTCGACGATGGCCTCGGCCTGGCGGCGGCTGCAGCCGAACTCGACCATGACCTCCTCGACGCGCTGCTGCAGGGCCTGGGAGCGCGGCCGGCCCAGCATGTCCATGCACTCGGCGATGGCGGCCTGGGCGCGCTCGGGGCTCGCGGGCACCGGCTGGCGCCGGGTGTCGTCGGTCATGGCGGCCACGGGCTCGGGCGGCAGCTCGGCGCCCTGCATCACGTCCTCGCGGGCCAGGTCGTAGGCCTCGCGGAGCATCCGGTCGGCGCGGTCGGCGCTCTCGGTGCGGTAGCGGTGCACGTCGAGGTTGGCCCACACCATGCGGGCGAACGGCGAGGGCTGCCCGCGGGTCAGCTCCAGGCGGACGCGGGCAAGGCTCGGGATGCCCAGGCACATGGCGCGGAAGCGCGGGGCGCTGGGCGGGAACTCGGCGCCCTCGGCCCTGCAGGCGTCGATGCCGGCCTCGATCTGCGCCCGGGTCATGCCGGCGAGAGTCTTGGCCCACTGGGCGCCGGCCGGGCCGCGGCTGCTGTCGCCGTAGGCGCTGGTCCAGGTGTGGCCGTAGAGGGCCGCCATGTGCAACCAGACGAAGTCAGCCAGGGAGCCGGACGGCCTCGCCTGGGATGGCGTCGTCGGCGGGCTGCTCATCCGGCCAGCCGTCGCCGTGTTCGGATTGGGCGCGCTGGACGTTTGCGAGGACGCGGTCGGCTGCGGAGAGTCGGGGGGCGGGAGATGGCTGGCGATGGGTTCCATGTGCGGCTCCGGTCGGGAGGTTTGCGGCATCGGCGATGCGGCCGCGGACGGTGGCGATGACCCAGGCGAAGCCCTTGGGCGGGTTGTGGCCCACGGCCTCGCGCGCGGTGTGTTCCCACATCGCGTCCGTGGCGCCCTCGGCAATGGCGGCGAGCAGGGACGGGTGGCTGGGGTTGGTCTGCAGCAGGCCGCCGCGTCGCATAGCCAGGCAGGCACGGCCGGCGGCGATGGTGGTGGTGGGTTCACCAGGCGCAGGGGGCGTCGTAGCGCGCGCGCGCGCCTCCGAGGTGGTATCCGCTCCCTGTAACCTCTCTGGAGGAATACTGGGTACTGGGGATTGGGACTGGTTAGCCGTGTCGTAACGCGTTACAGGTGGCGTTACACCCTGTCCCGTTACGCATTGCGCCAGTCGTTCAAGGTCGGCGGTCGCGGTGTCGTAATCGGGGACAATGCCGGCCTCGCGCAGGGTGTCGAACAGCTGCTTGCGGCGCTCCCGGTGCCGGCGCACGCGCTCCTTGCCGTTCGCCTTCTTCGCCTCCCGCTCGGGCTGCGCCTCTTGGTAGGCGGCGATCACCGCGTCGGCGCGCTTGTTGCGGTACGCCCCGTCGACCAGCACGAAGAACTCGGCCAGGACAGCGTCGACGGCGGCCTTCTCGTCGCGGGTGCGGGCACGGGCAACCCGGTACGCCTGGTCGGCCGGGATGGGCTGCTCGGTGGCGTAGTAGCGGTCCAGCAGCAGGGTGTAGACCCCGTGCTCGAGCAGGCTCAGGTGGGCGGTGTCGCGTGCGTAGTCGCCCAGGTGCCGTTCGTAGTAGTTCATCGTGCGTTCGCCTTTGAGGTTCGCGCGGTGGCCTGCTCGCGGTCCTCGTCGTGCCAGCCCTGCTGCCAAGCCCGTGCCTCGTCGCGGGATTCGGGGGTGATCCCGTAGCGGGGGCAGGACTCGAGCCCGCGCCCGGCCTGGCGGGCATAGCGTCCGGCCTGGTAGGCGGTGCTGGTCATGCGGCCTCCCTGATCGCCATGGCCGGCTCGAGGTTCGCTTCGGCCAGCGCGCGCAGCGGCGGCGGGCTGACGCTGTTGCCGACCATGCGCACCGCGTGGGTCCCGCTGATCGGTCGGCCGTCCGCAGTGCGGTCGATGATGTAGTCCGGCGGGAAACCCTGGGCGCGGAACAGCTCGGCCGGCTTGAGCATGCGCAGGCGGATGTCGGTGATGACGTAGGGCGTGCCGCGGACCATGACGGTGACCAGCGCCATGCGATCGCGGGTGGTCACGGTGTCCAGCGGCTCGCGCAGGTCCAGGGCGGTGCCGTTGCCGTAGTAGTTCACCAAGAACGCGGCGACACGGTCGGCACCGGCCCGCTGATCGGGCGACAGCTCGACCGATACCAGGCGCTGGATGCTGCCCTTCGCGCAGATCGTCGGCGTCGGCTGGCGCAGGTCCTGGCCGGCGCCTTCGTAGTAGCCGCCGCAGGCCTGTTCAAGGAATGCGGACACCAGCGCGAAGTGGCCGCCTTTGACGCCGGCGCACTGCGTGCGCAAGGGCTCGCTGGCCGACCAGATCCGGCCGGCGCTGGCGTTGGCGAACTCGGTCAGGAAGAACGGCTCCTGCGCCTGCAGCACATGACGCACAACGCCGCGTGCGATGCGGCGCAGCGTGGCGTCGGCCAGCGGCTTCGGCCGGTCAAAGATCGAGCGGCCGAGGTCCGAGAAGTCGATCGACGCGGCGGCCGGCACGTATGGCTGTGCGCGGCCGGGCCCGTGGGTCGGCTCCGGCCAGCGGATCGGCTCGCCGTCGCGCCGGGCGATCAGGAACAGTCGCTCGCGGCTCGTGCCGGCGCCGTAGTCGCAGGCGCGCAGCTTGCGCCACTCGACCTGGTAGCCGTAAGCACGCAGCGCGGCCACGAACTGGCGCCAGGTGCGGCCGGCATGGCGCTTGTCCGGCACCAGCTGCTGGTTCTCGACCGGCACGCGCTCGCCCGGGGCGGCCACGGTGCCGTCCATCTTGAGCACGCGGCCGGTGGCGCGATCGCGCTTGGCCACCAGCGGGCCCCAAGTGAGGATCTGCCAGACGTTCTCCAGGCTGATGATACGCGGCGCCAGCCCGACCTTCGCGAGCTGGCCGACCCACTTGAGCACCACCCACGAAAGGGCACGGGTCTTGCGGCTGCGCGGCTGGCCGCCCTTGGCTTGGCTGAAGTGTGTGCAGTCCGGGCTGGCATGGAACCAGCCCACCGGGCGGCCGGCGACGTCGCGGCGCGGGTCGGCGTGCCAGATGTCCTCGCGGTGGTGGATCGTCAGCGGATGGTTGGCGGCGTGCATGCCGATGGCCCACTCGTCGTGGTTGTAGGCCAGGGCCGGGTCGATGCCGAGGGCCTGCTTCAGTGCCTCGCTGGCACCGCCGCCGCCGGCGAAGAGGTCGATGACGATCTCGCCGGGGCGCAGGCGCGACACCTGCGGCGGAGGGAAGTTGAATGCGCGGGAGCCGTCGGCCATCACGCAGCCCTCCTCTGCGCCGCGCGGATCTCCCGCAGCCGCACGACCAGGTCATCCTCGAGGTCCATGGCCAGGAGGT